GTTGGCAATGGTCAACCTCTTCCAGCATCTAGGCTTCGACACCCTCAAGGCTGACATCTGCTCAGCTGTATCTTGGGGAGCTAAGGCCATCTTCATAGATCCAATTACAAACTTAACTAACGGTATGGCTAGTGCTGATGCTAACGTGAAGCTACAAGAATATGCTCAAGAGTTAGCAGCGATGGCCTTAGACTTAAATGTTGTCATCTTCATCTTCTGTCATCTTAAGTCACCCCCACAAGGTGAGGATCATGAGCACGGTGGGGCTGTACTGTCTTCTCAGTTTGCAGGCTCTAGGGCTATGATGAGAAGTTGTAACCTAATGATAGGCTTAGAAGGAGATAAGAGTCCTGACCTAAGCTTAGAGGAGAAGAACATGAGACAATTAGTATTGCTAGAAGATAGAGAGTTTGGACAGACAGGACGCTTCCCCATCTATTGGGACGCTAACACATCACTATTTAACGAGGCTTAGTATGAACGTAGTAGAGCAGATAGAAGAGATGTATGAGGCTAAGTATGATGACTTAGTACGTATATATAAGAGCAGGGCTGGTGCTAATGATGTAGAGGATGTTATACAGGAAGGCTTCTATCGTGCCCTGCTATACAAGGACAGCTTCAACCCAACATACATTAGCCTTTCCAACTGGCTTACCTCCATCCTTAACAACTGTCTCATAGACATGCTTAAGGAGAAGAGAGACGGAGCCTCTATGCATGACAGCGAACATGAGCCCACCATTGATGATAGGTGTCCTTCTGATACGGAGCTTGAGGCCAAGATAGTGAAGGACATAGAAGGTAAGAAGGGCAATACTAGGCAGATACTGTGGCTCTACTTTGTCATGGGGAATAAGCTAGAGGAGATACACAGGGTGCTGGGGGGAAGCTATAGGAGCATCTACTCAGCTGTGGATGACTTTAAGATCCGGTGCCATGAAAGGTATGGACATTTGATGGAGGACTAACAATGCGGATAGCTGTCTTCGACGTGGAGGCTAATGGACTTCTCCCTACAAAGCTATGGTGCCTAAGTTACAACAAGGCTAAGGGCGTAGACAACATAGCCACAACCACTAAGTATGAAATGATGAAAAAGTTTCTACTATCTGCTGATGTATTAGTAGGGCATAACATAACACGTTGGGACATACCTCACCTAGAACGTCTCCTCTCTATCACTATTACAGCCAAGATTGTTGACACGTTAGCGTTAAGTTGGTATTTAGAACCTAACCGCGTACTACATGGACTAGACAGCTACGGTGATGAGTTTGGTGTACCTAAGCCGAAGGTGGAGGATTGGTCTGAACAGCCGATAGAAGTGTACGCACATAGGTGTCATGAAGATGTTGCTATAAACACACTACTATGGGAGAAGCAATGGAAACATCTGCTGCTGTTATATGGCAGTGAAGAAGAAGCATGGCGTCTCATAGACTATTTGTCCTTTAAGATGGACTGTGCCAGGGAACAAGAGAGACATAGATGGAAGCTTGACGTAGATAGATGCGAGAACGTGCTTGAGAAGCTCTCTAAGGACAAAGAGGAGAAAATAGCTGGCTTACTACTGACTATGCCTAAAGTGCCTGTAAGAGCCTCTAAGAGCCCTCCTAAGAAGATGTATAAGAAAGACGGGAGTCTGTCGAGTATTGGAATGCAGTGGCAAGAGTTTTTGCTAGAAAATAATTTACCAGATGATCACAATGAAGAAGTGGATTACATAAAGGAGCAGAAGGAGCCCAACCCCAACTCTAACCCACAGCTTAAGTCTTGGTTGTACAGCTTAGGTTGGGAACCAGAGACATTTAAATACGACCGCAACAAGGAGACAGGTGATGTACGAAAGATTGAACAGATTAATAGACCACATGGTGCAGGTATCTGCCCAAGCATTAAGCGACTATATAACAAGGAGCCCTCCTTGGAACTTCTTGATGGACTCAGTGTTATCTCCCATCGTATCAGTATACTTAAGGGTTTTCTATCAGCTGTAGACGAGGAGGGTTATGTACAAGCACAAGTGCAAGGCCTTACTAATACGCTTAGGTGGAAGCATAAAGTATGTGTAAACCTGCCAGGTATTGATAAGCCCTATGGTGATGACATACGTGGCTGCCTAATATGCCCAGAGGGTTATGTCCTTGTGGGCTCAGATATGAGCAGTCTGGAAGATAGAACTAAACAACATTACATGTGGGACTTTGATAAGGACTACGTGGAGGAGATGATGACAGATGACTTTGATCCACATCTTGATCTCTGTGTGGCTGGTGGTATGCTTACTGATGGTCAAGTGCGAGATCACAAGAAGGGAATTCAAGACCATAGTGGAGCAAGAAAACTTGGAAAAGCTGCGAACTACTCCTGTGTATATGGCGCTGGCGGAGCTACTGTTGCTAGGGCTGCTGGCATTAGTGAGCGTGAAGGTGTTAAACTTGTAGAAGCATATTGGAAACGTAATTGGTCTGTAGAAGCTATAGCAGCAGATCAGAAAGTTAAGCAATGTAGGAGGCAGAAATGGCTGTACAACCCAGTAAGTCGGCTGTGGTACAGTCTCAGGGCAGAGAAAGACAGATTCTCTACACTGAATCAAGGGACTGGTGTCTGGTGTTTCGACACATGGGTGAAGTATCAGAGACAGAAAGGACTACCAATAATAGGACAATTCCACGATGAGACGATTAACCTCGTTAAAGAGAAAAACAAAGGTAAGGCAGCGGAGGTGTTGCGCTGGGCTATTGAAGAGACGAACAAGGAATTAAAGCTTAACAGAGAGCTTGACATAGACGTACAATTTGGCATAAACTATGCCGCTATACATTAACTAAGAGAGAAAATATATGAGCTTAAACGCAAAGAAAGTAGCACATTCAGGTGGTAAGAAAGGCCCAGCACAAGAAGCAATTGATGCAGGCACCTACCCAATTCGACTGGCACAAGTCATTGACTTAGGCTTACAGCCTCAACGTCCTTGGCAGGGAGAGGAGAAGCCTCCTGCTCATGAGATGATGTTGACATATGAACTGCTAGATGAGTTTTGTGTAGATGAAGACGGCAATGAGGACACTGACAAGCCTCGTTGGTTATCAGAAACACTATCACTACGTAGCCTAATGGCTGAGAAGGCTAAGAGTACACAACGCTACTATGCCTTAGACCCAAATGAAGATTGTGAGGGAGACTTTACAGCTTTGGCTGGTGTTGCAGCTAATGCAGCTATTGTACAAAACCCTGGTAAGGGGAAAAATGCTGGAAAAATTTATAACAATATACAAGCCTTGAGTTCTATGCGACCAAAGGATGCTGCTAAGGCTGAGCCTTTGAAGAGGGACGCTAAGGTGTTTGTATTAGATGAGCCTGATCTAGAGGTGTTTAACAGCCTTCCTGATTGGTTACAAGGCAAGATAAAAGATAATCTAGAGTATCAGGGCAGTAAGTTACAAGCGTTGCTCTCAGGAGATACAGCTGAGCCTGTGCCTGATGCTGCTGATGACACTGACGCTGATGTAGATTGGTAGGAGGTATATATGAAAATTGAAACAGGCGATCCTGTAATACTGACAGACAACTCTGGACTAGAGGAGGCTGGCCTAACCAAGGGCCAGCTAGGTTGGGCTAACTCTGTCACTCTCATACCGGGAGATGGTACGTATGTCTTCTTCATGCCTAAAGATGGTAGGCAGATGTTTGTCATACAGGCTGATAGGTTAGAAGTAGATGAAGAGGCTAAGGCTGCTGGTGTGACACTTAATGAGCACACTATTGCTAAGGGGTAGGAGATGGAAGTTTACTTAGATCGAGTGAAGGCACTTAAGGAGGAGTTATTTGAGCTGTCTAATGAAGTAGGTAACTTATCTACCTACGAAGATGACACAGTAACCTTTGAGGAAGATGGGTTGGCTTTTGTCCAACTCTTCTCTAGCATAGGGTGTGCTATAGCAGTGCTAGAGCTGGCAGAGGAGTTGCGGTGAAGTGCCTTTTGGACGCTGACGTATTAACTTATGAAGCTGCATTTGGTGGTCAGTATAAGGACGAGGAGGGCGAGCTAGTAGTTCGTCCTTTCGAGTCTGTAGCTGAGCTGCTAGATCAGAAGATAAGGGAGATAGTTGATGAGTGTTGGGCTGATGAGGAGCCTTTGTTGTTCCTCACCAATGACTCTACACTAAACAAAATGTATAATAGGAGGAGGAAACAAGACGGTCTGGAGCCTGTCACATACATTCCAAACTTCCGCATTGATGTAGCTAAGGACAAGCCCTATAAAGGGCAACGTAAGCAGGACAAGCCTTTCCATAGGGACAATGTGAGGGCTTATATGCTAGACAACTATAAGTGTGTAGTGGCTAATGGTATGGAGGCAGATGACTTACTGGCTGTCTACCAGACTAGGGCTGCTCCTCTCACCACCATCATCTGTAGCAGGGACAAAGACTTGAAGATGGTGGAGGGGATGCACTTCACATGGCAGTGTGCCAAACAACAACAATGGGGGCCAGCTCCTGTTGATAAACTAGGGGAGTTGCAACTTAATGGAAACAAACTCACAGGAACGGGTAGTAAATTTTTCTACAGTCAAGTGCTCACAGGGGACTCAACAGATAACTATTCCGGTTTGCCTAGATGTGGGCCCAAGCGAGCTTTCGAGCTACTTGAGGGTGGACAAAGTGAACGTGATCTTTTCAGAGCCGTTAGCGGAGCCTATAGAGATAAGTTTGGAGATGGTTGGAGAGACAAGATGTTAGAGCAGGCTAGGTTAGCTTGGATGGTTACGGAGCTTAACGAAGATGGGAGTCCAGTGTTATGGGAGATGCCCAGCACATAATATCTAACCAAGCTAAGTGTAGGAAGTGTGGGGATGTTATATACAGCTCACATGTCCATGACTATGTTGAGTGTAGCTGTGGTAGTATCCTGGTTGATGGTGGCAATGCCTACCTGAGACGTAGTGTAAGCCCACACTTCATTGATCAGTCTTTAGTTATGGACGAGTGGGACTTCAATGCCATACTAGACTACACTAAGGAGATGTACAAGAGCAGGAACGAGCTTGGCATACTATACGGGGTGATGAGGGCTATACGTGACCAAGGATATAAACTGGTTAAGGAGGAAAGCAATGGAACAGAGTGACCATGAGTACTTAGTGGAGTTAATGAATGCAGACAGTGTATTTATTGCTAGAAAATATTTTGGAGGTTTAAATGGCCAGACCTAGTGGAGAGAAGACTAGATGTGGAGGTAGGTGGACTGAGGCTCGGTGGAAGAGCTTCATTAAGAATCAACTACGAGGGGCTACACGTAAGTGGGCTCCCATAAGAGACTGCCTATCAGCAGCAAGAGTAAGAAGAGGCGTCTACTTATGTGCAGAGTGCAAGGAACATGTGCCCAGCACTATTAAGCAAGGAGCTAAGAGGGCGAAGAACGTGTTCATAGATCACATTGAGCCCATAGTACCTGTCACTGGATGGATCAGTTGGGACTCATGCATAGGACGTATGTTCTGTGAAGCAGATAACCTACAACTTCTTTGTAAAAGTTGCCATGATAAAAAGAGTAAAGAAGAGACAGCAGAAAGAACTAAGCATAGACGTAAAGCTAGGGAGAACACATGACAGATAACACTGAACGTTACTACAAGGAACTCTCCTTGTTCAACCACATCGAGAATGCTTCACACAGAGCATGGAACAGACTCACCACCATCTCCAACCTTAAGGACAATGGACGGCCACAAGATGCTGTATGTTACATGGAGAAGCTTGGTGGGCCAGGGCGTTTTGGTGTGGGGCTTATGCTAATGGCCATTAAGAACAAAGGACTTGACACTGTGAAGGCTGAACTTAATAGGGGCATAGAATGAAACTGTTAGTTATACCAGATACACAAGTACGACAAGGGGTTCCCATAGACCACATCAAGGCAGTTGGCAATTACATTGTTAAGCATAAGCCACATCACATTGTAGTCATGGGGGACTGGTGGGACATGCCCTCCCTTAGTCGCTTCAACACCAACCTAGAGGCTGAAGGACAGAAGCTTAAGGCTGACCTAGATGCTGGTGAAGAGGCTATGATGGCACTTATGCTTCCCATGATTAAGGATAATGGTAAGCGTAGGTTGCACAAGAAGAAAATATACAGACCTAAGCTGACATACATTGTAGGCAACCATGACCCACAAGTGAGGCTACCTAGACTTATAGAGGAACACCCAATACTTGAGGGCTTCCTTGAAGATAAGACTAATAGGTTTCTTGAGGGACTGGGGTGGGAGGTGGTGGACTTCCTGAAGATAAAGAACATAGAGGGCATACGCTTCTCTCACTACATACAAAATCCACATAGTGTAAAGGGAGCACCACTAGGAGGTCAGATAGATACTATGCTTAAGAATGCAGGACATAGTTTTATCATGGGGCATAGCCAAACGTACAAGATGGGGAAACACTTCCTGTCTGATGGTACACAAAGGCTAGGCATTGTAGCTGGAGCCTTCTATGACCATGAGGAGCGTTATCAAGGCCCACAGGGGAACAAACATTGGAGAGGCATAGTGCAGCTTAATGATGTGAAGGATGGGAGCGCTGACGTTTGTGAGCTGTCTCTGGACTACTTGAAGAAGAAGTATTTATGACAACTAAGAATCATGAATCCTACTCCTACTCACTGAATTGGATGGGGCCGATAAATAAAAAGTGGTGCGAAGAGCATGGCAACCACTGGTGTGTAGGTAGGATAGATATAAGGGGAGTCCCTGATGAGCCTTGGGGACTAGAGTATGGTGTACCATGTATGCATAAGGGAGACTGGGCAAACTTTGCTACTTTCCTCAGAGGCTTAAACAACGGTGACGTTCTCTACACTAAGCGAGAGTTGTTTGAGATGTTTGAAACACTACACGGAAAAATAAGGTGGAAAGATGACTACTAAAAATCATGAACTATACGACTTAGCACTAAGAGACAAAGCACTTATGCCAGTGATAGCCTATGGCTCAGCTGGTGTAGGGAAAACTTATGGTGCTGTAGGAGCTGCCATTGAATGGCTGGCTAAGGGGAAGGGACAGAAGGTGATGGTGACACGACCTAATGTATCCTTTGCTAAGGAGAGTGGCTTCTTGCCCGGAACTGAACGAGAGAAGATTGATCCTTGGGTGAGGCCTATCCAGCAGAACTTTGCTGCTCATGGTGTAGATGAGAAGAAGCAGGAGACGCTTGAGAAGTATAAGAGACTGACATACATGCCTCTTGAATTCATACAAGGCCTAACCTTTGACAACACCTTCATCATTGTAGATGAGTGTCAGAACATGAGCTTTCAACAACTGAAAGTATTCCTAACCCGTACAGGTAAGTGGTCTAAGGTGGTGTTGTGTGGAGATGTAGCTCAGATAAGTCCTAAGTTCAAGGGCAGTGGACTGTCTGAACTACTAGAGATGATTGACTACTGTAAGATGAATGTACACACCATAGAGTTTGGTAAGGCTGACATACTACGTAGTGATCAATGTAAAGCTTGGATAGAAGCGTTTGAACAATGGGAGTTAGCAGCATGATAG